CGATACAAAGCGCGCACTGGAGATGCTTGGCGTGGTAAAGCGCCACAAAATCCCGCAGGAGGAGCTGTTTAAACTTTATGGCATCAAGGCCTCCAGCGAGCTCAAGGTTTCCCACTATGAGGATTTCAGAAAGCGCGGACAGGCGTGGATTGCTGAAACCGAAAAGATTTACGCATGAAAACGCAAGGCAGATTGACGGGAATTCAAGTCCCGTTCCGGAGCGAAAAGGCGGTGATTTCCTTCGAGGTCACCGCCGATCCGGCGGATGTGGAGCGGTACAAAGATAAAGAGCTCGATATTACCATCGTGCGGCACAGTAAAAAGCGCGGACTGGCGGCCAATGCGATGCTCTGGGCGTGCCTCGGAGAGATTGCTGCGGCCGCAAGAACTGACAACTGGTCGGCATATCTTTACATGCTTGAGCGGTACGGAAAATACTCGACAGTCCTAATCAAGGCCGAGGCGCTTCCTGATCTACGGCGCGTATGGAGGGAAACGAGGGTTGTCGGTGAGCGAGAGGACGGCATGGTGGAGGTCCTATGCTTCTATGGTTCGAGCACATACACGACGGAGGAGTTTTCAAGGCTTCTCGATGGCGTTGTGAGCGATATGAAGGAGCTCGGCCTGACTCCACCCCCGTCGCGAGAGATGCAGGCGGCACTGGAGGAGTTGAGGCGTCAAGAAGAGGCACAGAGGAAGCGGGGAGGTGATAAGCGTGAGAGAGCAGATGTTTGTAATCGAGGGCAGACTTGATGGCATGAATACCATCATCGACACGAACCGCTACCACAAAATGGCAGGAGCTAAAGAGAAAAAGCGGCAGCAGCTCATATGCACCGAGGCAATACTGGACTACGATGTGCAACCGGTACAAAACTATCCGGTCTTCATCGAAATCCACTGGTTTGAACCTAACGCGCGCAGGGATCCCGATAACATCGCCTCCGGAAAAAAGTTCATTTTTGATGCGTTGCAGGAGACCGGGGTACTACGAAATGACAGCATGAAAGAAATTTCGAGAATCGAAGAGGGCTTTGGCGTAGACTCCGATTACCCGAGAATTGTGGTCTTGATACGGGAGGTTTTCTGATGGCAGAGAAAAATTCATTTGTGGTGTACTCGCAGTGGGCCACAATTATTGCAAATCTGCCTGATGAGCAGGCGGCGATACTGAGCAAGGCAATCTGCTGCAAGCACCTCGGCATAGAGTATGAGATTACCGACCCGACGATCAAAGCTGTTTTTATCTCGATTGAGCAGAAGCTTGATGCCGACAATGAGAACTACAAAAAAACTTGCGAGGCCAGAGCAAAGTCCGGGCGCAAGGGCGGTAGTGCCTCTGCCGCAGAGAAGGTTGAGAGTACAGAAGGGCGTGGCGACAGCACCTCAGATGAAGAATCAAGCAAAAGCAAGCAAAACGAAGCAAAAGCAAGCAAAAGCTCTTTTTGCTTAGCAAACGAAGCAAAAGCAAGCAAAAGCAAGCAAAACGGGGGTGATAATGAGTATGAATATGAGTATGAGAATGAAAATGAGAATGAGAATGAGTCCCCTACGGGGACAAAAGAGAAGAGCGTAGCGCGCGATGCGCGCACACCCGCGCACGAGACCGCCGAAGAGCCGGCGCGCAGCAAAGAGCCGAAACACAAACATGGCGAATACGGTCATGTCCGCCTTACGGACGCTGAGTTCGTGCGCCTAAAAACCAAACACGGCGAGGCGGAGACCGAGGCGGCTATCCGCGCAGTGGATGAGTATGTCGAGACCTCCGGCAAAAAGCCGTATAAAAACTATGCCCTGGCGCTCGAAAAATGGGGCTATAGAGCTGCGAGAGAGCAACTGCAACGCGAGCAGGCTGATTGGCAGAGTGTCCCTGCGGTGGCACGGTCAGGATCCACGGGAGGGAGAGCGGCGCCCGGCGGATTTGATGCCAATGACTACTTGCTGGAGCGTATCGCAAACGCAGAAAGGAGTGTGGGCAATGGCTAAGCTTATGACCGAGGCGGAAGTCCTCAAGGTCATATACACGATTAAGGCGGCGTACCCCTCGCACTATGCGAGGTTTACGAAGGTCGACTTTGACAACATGATCAGCGTGTGGGATGGGACGCTTGAGGGTTACACCTACGGACAGGTGTCAGCGGGACTCAATATGTTCCTGGCATCCGACACGAGAGGGTTTCCGCCGGTTCCCGGGCAGGTCATTGAGTGCATCCAGAGAATGCAGCGCCCGGCGGCTGAAGACTACACGAACACTGAGTGTGCGTCCTTAATCCGGCGAGCGCTGAGCAATGCAGCCTATCACGCCGAGGAGGAGTTTGAGCGCCTGCCGGAGATATGCCGCAGAGCGGTCGGAACCCCGCACAATCTGGTTGAGTGGTCACAGCTGGACACACGAGAGGTGGAGACTGTGGTCATGAGCCAGATTATTCGGGCGCTTGAGGCGGCGCGGATCAGGATGCGCGAGGACGCCAAAATCCCCGAGAGTGTGAAACGGGAACTGGGGCTTGGTACGGGGCGCGAGCCG